GCGTCCGCATTGGGGTCGCCCGACGTATCATTCAAGATAACGTTGCCGGCCAAGCGTTTTGCCTTGTCGGTAAACTTTCCCTTGACGTAGAGCATACCCCAACCATGACGCTTCTGGATAACGATAAATGTATTGTAAAGAGCCTCGTAAGATTCTATGGTAGGCTGGCCGTTGTCCCATGCCACGGGGCCACGCTTTGTGATAAGCGGGATTTCTGAGAAGCCGTGTTTCTCGCGGGAAATAACGCTCCAATCGGAAATCTTAGCTCCCGTATTCTCGTCGTACTGCGGTGCTCCGTTGGAATATCTGGTAAGATATTCCTTGTCGTAAGCGTCGATGTACTCGATGTTGTCTACGGCGTAGTACAGACATTCAAGGATGTGCTTCCCTGCATTGTCCTTGTGCGTGATGATAACGTAGCCGTCCGTGAACTTGATGTTCTTGGTACAGAGTTTGCCATCCGACATAAAGAAGAGCAGACCGGCGTCGCCAAACGATTTCTGGTCTTTGACAAACTGTGTCTTTGCGCCCTCCATGTTCTTCTTCAACCACTCCTGCTTGATGCGCACAAACTGCGCCTTCTGCTTTTCTGTGGCCTCCGTGTTTTCGAGGTTCTGAACCATGCGGTTTACGCAAAGGTGGCGCACCTGCTTTTCCAGAATAATCTGTTGGAACGGGATGGCAATGCGGTATTGTTTCAGTTCCAAGAATCCGCCCTTCTTTGCCTTGATGGTAATCGAGGGAACATTCTCGTCAAACAACACCTCGTGCGAATAGACGTTAAGTTCGCTAACGTATTGCTCCTGCGGGATGGTCTGATACTTGAGGGCAGGCAGACCTACACGAACGGATTCCGTGGCGTAGACTTCGCTGTGGTGGAAGTCAGGGAATCCGCCCGTAATAACACCTCGTGTGAACGGCGGCTTTACGAGAAGTTCCTCGGGGTGTGCTAGCAGGTAGCTTATTCTAACTTGTGAAAAATCGCTCATTTATTTCTTATTTTATGAATTAACCATACGATTGCCGCCGCGATACCTATAAAGCAAAAGAGAAGGGCGTAACCTCCGTAGTTTACTTTCGTTTGCTCCCACCGACTAAGTTTCTTTTCTACCGGATAGGGAACAGGTACGCTGTCCGTCTTTAATAGGGTATCTGTAACAATCGTCTTGTCGTAAATGTACTTTGTTGTTCTCTCTCGGATGGTGTCACCCATCTTCTCGATGATGACGCTATCACGACAAATCAGTGTATCGGTGCGCAGCTTGCTGATGTAGATGCTGTCCGTCTTGTAGGTTACAATCGTTTCTACGCTTCTACACGAGCAGATAGCTGTTAGTGTAAGCAGAAAAGCGATTATCCAAAACACAATCTTCATTGCTGGCCCGTGAATAAGTCGCGCAGGAACGCAACGAGTTTCTGATAGAAGGACTTTTTGGTAGGTTCTTGCTCCTCTTCCTCCTCGATGTCTTGGGGAAGATAGGCGAGGTCTTTTACCTTACCGCGTTTGAACTTGTAGTACGAGGTCTGACGCTGTGCGCCGGTTTCCGTAAAACGTACTGTGATGTTCTTGTTGCTCTTGTACGAAATGATAGTCATTTCAAGGCCCTGCTGATTTACAGCCTTCTCGCCTGTTCTGTCGATGATAGCACTCATAATTACTCTATTTTAATGGTTATCTTTTCTTTGTTGAGCGACGCTACTTTGAGCGTTGTACATAGCTTTTTCAAACTATTCATCGAGTTGATTACTTTGCCAACGACCTTGTTCTGGCCAACGAGGATGCAGCCGTAGGTGTCCTCCGGTGTGTTTCCGCCGTGAATCAAGATGCCGTCGAACGAGGGAACGTTCAAAAGCCGGGGCAGGTAGCCGTTGCACCAAGCGTAGGCAGACTTCTTCGAAAACTTAGGCGACTGGACGTTCATCGTCACCTCATACGTTCCGTAGGGGATGGCCGTCTTGCCGTAGACCTTTTGTTCGCCGTTGTCAAATACGCCGTTCTTGTTCAGGTCACGCACCGTATCTTCGAGCGTGTCACACTCGTATTCGCCGTTGATGTACAACTTACCGATGGTATAGGTATCGCGCAAGGCGATACGCTTTAATGTCAATTCCATTTGCTATTCTTCTTTATATTTTGGGTCGTCAATCAGGTGCCAATGTTCCTTGGCAAATTCTTTGGTTTGCAGAAAACACTCTTTGTGGGTGTAGTCGCAGATGTGGTTGAATTTTTTGTTCACCACGATGTATTGTTCGTTAGACTTTTCGGCAGCACCGAACTTTTCCGTGAGCTTTACACGTAGGTCTGCTTCAATCTTCAAGAGCATGGCAAGCGTCTTGGCGTCAGCCGCAGGCACCATCTTTTTCAGCTCCATCACTTCGCTTAACTGCGTTTCCAAACCCTTGCGGTTATCGTCGAACGAGATAGAGCCTTCATTGTTCGTTTTCGCTCTGTTGGTGATGGCGTTGATGATGTCCTCATTGACTTTCTTTTTGTCTGCGTTAGCCTCTTCCTTGAAGGAAGAAATAAGGTACTTTATCTGGTCTTGGCCGGCGTATGCAATAACCTGCTTCTCGTCATCCGGCGTGCCGAAGAGTGCGCTGTATGCCACGAGCTCATCGTCGAAGCGGGCCATCGTATGAGCAAACACAATATCACGAATGCTCACCTCAAAGCCTCGTAGCTTTGCGGCGTCCGCCACCTCTTGCATGGCTGTCTTTTTAACTCCAATTTCCTTCATCGTAAATGTCAAATTCGTTTTCTTCGTCCTCTTCGTCGTTCTCCTGTTTGGACGTTACCAACTCCGAACCATACTCGCACATCAGGTCTGGAAAGAATCGCATGGCACACGGGTCACAAATATCCATTGAACGGCTCATGCCTAAGTTGCGGTTCATCTCCTTCTTCGAGTACAGGCGTTTCTTTCCGCTGGGTAGGTCGTTATACTGAACGACCTTGCACTCCTCAACAAACTCTTCGAGAAACGAGATTGGATTCTTGATGTTCTGGTGGACGTAGTTGCGGGAAGCCACCTCTGGGTCGATGGAGAACTTTCCGCTGTTTACGCTGTACACCAATCGCATATAGCACTCGTCCTTGACGCTCATAAACTCTCTGCGGTACAGACCGCGAGGTGCCCAGCAGGAATCGAATGCTACGGCGTTTGGCATACGCTCCAACATATACGGAGAACGCCGGCTATCGTAGATGATGTGCGAATCAGGTACGCTGTATTTGTTTGCAACGCTCTTTATCCAGCGAACGTTCTTTTCGGGCAGTGCCTCTGTGATTAGCTTGACGTCAATGATGTGGTAGCCATCCCAAACGAGAATGACGGTGTTATCCGTTCCCACATCCGCAAGGTCGATTGTCATGTAACGTATGCCGTTGGTCTGCTGGTCATTGCTTACGATGCTGCGGGCCGAAGAGGGAGAAATGACTGTTTCGGCATCCTCGTCAAGGTCTACGTTCCAATTGCCCATCAGGAGGGCGTCACCTTCCGTACCGCTCACATTACCCACATAGTCCTTGTTGTTATCAAGCAACGCCTTGTTTTCTGCGATGTTGCCAAGGATGAATGTGAACGACTTGATTAGGTTTTCGTAGGTTAGTGTTGGGTCGTTAAGCATACGGAGCTTTCGGTCAATGGAATCCTTGCAGGCTAAGTACACTTCCTCCTTACTATCTCCCCAAACGTAATCATCTACGCTGCGTCCGTCGAGATAGAAGTATCGGACGACGCCACTGCGTTCCTTCGGGACAAAACCTTCATCATTGATATACCAATCAATCATTTTACGCACCCAATGTCGTTTCGACGGGTTGGTCGTAGCTCTTACCTTACCCGTCCAAGAACACGTACCACGGGCACGGGAGGTCAGGTAGTTCCACGTATAGAAAGAGAATCCCGTAAGCTCCTCAAAGAACAAACAGTCGGCCTGCAAACCCTTGAAGGTTTCTCGTACCTTATCAGGGTTCTCGTCGGCTATTTGGCGGCACTCAATCCACGCTCCCGATTGAAACGTGATGCGAGGATTTTCTGAACGAGTAATGCTTACGGCGTTGCCGTATAGCTTCTGAAACTCATCGACGACACCACCTGCGGCCTTCAACTCTCCGAGGGTTCTACGGAAGAATACGGCACGATAATTGGGGTCTAATCCTGGTTCTGCGTTGGCTAGCATGGCACCTGCAGTGTTGTGGGTCGTGATGAAATTCTCCCCTATATATAAATGGTCATTCCCAGACACACGAATACATTGGGTCTTTTTCATCCCAACGTATGTAACGGACTTCAATCGGACGTGATCTTCTGTCCTGTGGTACTGATATTCGTATTTCTGCTCATTAGCCTCGTAACGCTCTGTATGCTTCTTACTCGTAAATATTCTGTCAAATGTGCAGATGCTAATGTCGTATGCCACATTTCCGTTCGTATATTTTTGGCGTCTATCCTCTTTTACGCGAACGATATAGCCTAGGCTTCTGCATAGGTGGCAGAAATCGTCTTTCAGGCGTTTACTCGTAGTGCTGTACGAAAACCTATTCTTTTCCTCGATACATCCGTCCGTATCAAACAGGCCAGCGAGAAGCTGTCTGCGCTGTTCAATGCTTCCGAACAAATACTCTTCAGGAATATACTTATTATACGAGTATGTATTTAATCCTTTTTCTCGAAGATAGGCTTTATATTCTGCGTAATGCGGGGTGAACAGAGACTTTGTGTAGCCTGTCTTTTGCTCTGAAACTTTGGTAGATTCTGTAAGACGGGCCATTTTCTCTACTATGTCTTGTTCCGATGTAGAAAAATCAATGTGCCTTCCGACCCGTATGCAAGATTCAGTGATGCACCCATCTCCCAACAGAACGCCTATAACATACGGCGGAATCACATACTCCTTCTCTGAAAACTCTTGTGCATTGGGTATCTGCATGAACAGTTTCTTTCCAGAGTCGAGCTCTTTGATTACACGTGATGTGTTCCACACCATAAAGTTTTTGTGTTCTTGGTGTGCTCTGTATTTGTGTACTTGTTTCGTGGTTCTTAACTCCCACAGATGGTCTAAATCGCAATCTATCTCTCTTCCGTCCGAGAATACAACGTGATATACCTTCTGTAATCCACGAGGGTATATACCTTCAATTTTTTGTATTCCTTCGAACGGAGTACAGACCTCCATTCCGACTTTTAAGTCTATATTTTTTATCCAGCCTTTAGGTGTTAAAATGCTGATATTCAGTGGTAAACCCTTGCCCCCAGCGAGACAGCCGCCAAAAATGCACACATCAACATTGGAGCGAACAAACAAATCTTGCCCGCCTTCATGAGGTGATATAATCTTTACGTTATCCATTTCGGCGCAAAGTAATTTGAAAATAGCTACGCTAAGTGTTTTGGCTAAAAACGTTTTAAGCCACGGGGGTGCTAATATTTTTCTCGCCCAAAAAGGTTAAATCCAAAAGGATTTTACTTTTGCAAAAACTTAAAATTTATGAAATTTACGAAAGAGCAAGCTATTGAAAGCCTCAATAGCGAATTGACCAACAAAGGCAAGAAAACCTTGCGTATGTCAAAGAGGACGCTTGAAACGGTTGTAGATGCCCTACTCCCTAAGTTTGCAGACGACGACACAGGTCTCCCCGATTTCATTACTGCCGCATTGGAGATTTTGAATCCCATGAACGACAACATCGGCAAAGACCGTTCAGACTTCATCAAGCAATGGGAAAAAGACCATCAGCAAACACCTCCGACTGATCCCATTCCTCAGACTGACCCTGCGCCGTCCACACCTCCCACACCGCCGGCCAATCCCAATGACCCGATGTTCCAGATGTTGCAGGCAATGCAGAAACAGCTGAAAGAAATGCAAGATGAGCGTGCTGCCGAACAAGCAACAAAGAAGCTCAACGACAAGAAGGCTGAACTTCTTGACGCTTGTAAAAAGAAGGGTATTACGGATGACGCTTGGCTCACTTCGCTTATGTCCGAGGTAACGATTGCCGAGGATGTAGACGTTGAGAAGAAAGCTGAATCATGGTTGGGATTATACAACAAATCTCTTTCGTCAGTTCAGGGTGCGGAGCCTCCTGCAAACCCCACGAATCCGAGGAACAAGATTGGCGATAATGATTCCTTGGCGCGGGCGAAAGCGTTGGCAAAGGCACAATACGATAATCAACAATAAAACGAATAAAATCCGAATATGGCTACAACTGTATTGAAGGAACAGGCCGGATGGTTTGGCGGTAGAACGCTGGTACAACAGTCCGGTAGCAAAGGCGGTGCTAAGCACGTCTTTGTTCGCTTTGACGAAAATTATTCTGACCTCCGTCCTTTCCCGTTTGGTGGTCAAGTAAAGAACCCTCCGAAGGGTGCGTTCCGTCTGTTTGCCGGCGACCTTTGCGAGTATCGCTGCGACGAGAACGTTGAGCATCCTGAAATCTACATCTTAAAGACTTACCTTGTGAAGGCTTACGATGCAGATTCTAAGGTTATCTCCATCGTTCGTGACGGCTACAAGCATCGTCCGTTCGTTGGCGACACACTGACTGTCTGCCCCGCTAAGCTCACCGACAAGGGTGAGAAGGCTACGGTCATCGCAATTGCCGTGACCGACAAGACGTGGGAACTGACCATCTCTGAAACTCTGGCCACCGCACCAAAGGAAGGTGACGTGATGGTCGAGAGTGATGCCGAAGGCTACTCTGTTGTAAAGAACGTGAACGCCGTAGCTTCCTACGACTACACCTTTGCTTACAGCCAGAGCGCAGACCTCACGGCTGACGAGATTGACACGGAGAAGGCACAGTATTTCATCACTCCCTCAACGGGTGGTACGATGTACACTGCGAAGATGTCACCCCTGCCGCAGGCCGTTCTTGACCTGAACATCGCAAACGTGACCGGCTTCTTCCGTGTAGACGCAACAATCAAGCCTGCCGTTTTGCAGGTAAATGGTTAAACCCTCAAAAGAAAACGTAGAATATGAAGTTTGATTTTAATTCCACCAAATATGTGCAGATGTTCGAGAAGTCTGTAGAGGGACGTAGCATCATCAGCTACATCCTCAACGACCCCGACCTCATCCGCGCAAACTATCAGTTCTGGAAGTCGGTGTTCCCTGCCGACCCTTCACTTCTGGTTACGTCGAACGCCGGCCATGCTGCCGTTGTCGTAGAATCTCGCGAGCCTGAACACGCAACTATGGCCGATTGGCGTGCGCCGTTGGGTCTTGGTCGTCAGCTCGAAGAGGGACAGTCCGTGCAGTACAATGCCGGTATCATCGACCTTATCGCTCCGTCTTGGCAAGAGCAGGCAATGGAGCGTGAGGCTAAGCTGCGCACATTTGAAGACCTCGGCGACGACGCTCCCCTGATTTTGGGTTACGCTACGCAGGTGCTCCAGCCTCGTGTTGATTCAATCAACATGGCCCTCTCAAATATGTCCGCACAGGCATTGTCTACGGGCCGCGTATCTTACCGCAATGGCCGCGGTATCATGTCTGACATCTACACATCTCCCATCCCCGTCGAGAACAAGGTAACAGCCGGCAAGCTCGCATGGGACGACAAGGACTGCGACATCCTCGAGCAGATGGTAGAAATCGAGACCCACTTCAAGGAAGATGTTTGGGGCCGTGAGGATATGTCCCTCGAATGGAACATTGACTACAGCACCTACAAGAACATCTTCATGAAGAACGCTAAGATTATCGAGTGGATTAAGACCTGCTGGCTCGTTAGTCAGGGTCAGCTCATCTCGCAGATTGATAGCGTTCCGAACGCTGTGGTAGACGACGCAACCTTCGCTAAGTATATCTCTACTTATCCGGGTCTGTCACCCATCCGCGTTATCAAGGAGCACCAGAAGGACGGCGACAAGATTGTTCACGGATGGAAGGACGGCATCGCTGTTCTGCGTCCGACCGGCTACGCAGGTAAGACCTACAAGACGGAGATTCTTGACAAGGTTCTCTACGAGAAGTACGGCAACAGCATCATCAACAAGGTATTCGGTACTACGGCTGACGGTCTTATCACCGTCATCAACACCACCGGTATCAACGGCACATACAAGTATTGGGCAACGGACGTTGTTGCTTCTGCAACCCCCGTGCTTGAAACGTTCTTGTATCAGGTTCTTGTTTCCTTCAAGGAGGCAGACGCTTGAAACTAGCTTTAAAAGGGGGAGCTATGCACTCCCCCTTTTTTAGTTTAAGTCGTTTCTTAATCCTCACATTTCTCCGTTGAATCATTAACTCTAAAAGAGATAGATATGAAATACTTCGATTCAGAAAAGAGAAAATGGGACTTCTGGCATACGCTTAGTGCTTTGCTTGCTGTTGTAGGGTGTGTGTTGATATTCTTGGGATTTTACGAAGATCCGGCTGGTGAGGTTCATCTGTCTGTGGTATCTATCTTTGGGCAGATACTCTTATTCATTGCGAGTGTACACATCTCCGAGTTCTACATCTACAATAAACGAAGCAAAGAGCAATGCAGTTCCAGCAATACATAGCATTGATACAAAACGCATTCCCTGACTTTTGGGATTTCGTTTCAGGACTGTCACCGTGGATATTACTATCTACGGTGGCTACGTTATGTGATTTCCGTTTCTCACGTCAAATATGGGTTGAGAATGGAAAGACGGGGAAGAAGCCTAACCTCAAACACTATGTTGATAAGACGGTTAATTGTTACCTGCTCGTTCTGCTTGCCGGTTGTCTAAGAATCACTGCAGACAAGGAATTAGGTGTGACGGCGTTGTCTACAACACTACTCGTCATATTTGCCTCTACGGAGCTAGTTGCTGCATGGAATAGCTTTATGCAGCTAACGAGCCTTGGGAAGAAGATTAGCCTTGTAAAACTCTTGAAGGTAGTGTTCAAATGGGGTGACATTTTCGAGGACGAAAAAGATACTAAAAACGAAGATTCCGCCCCCGTGGTGGATAATGATAAAACGGCAGACGAGAATCCTACGGATTCACAATAATTTTGCTTGCGTATGGCAGACATGACTATAATCCAGTATATGAAGTCCTTGGTCGGGTACGACATCAAGGAGACCGCGCTTCTTAGAATCGCTACGGAGCGTGGCATTGCTAATGTGGAGGATTGGACTACGCTAACGACCCGGCAGCGTAATCTTGTGCTCGCAGATATGCTCATGTATCTGTTTACATCTCCCTCTAATAGCGGTTCTAAGTCGAAGTCTCACGGAGATTTCTCAATTACTATTGGAGCGCAGATTATCACAGACAAGGACGACATCTACAACCTGATGATGCAACTCTACAAGAATCCTGACGACGATTTAGCCTCGATTCTCGAAGAGACGTCAGGCGGTTGTGGATGGATGGACTAAAAATAGAACGCTATGATTGACTTCACTGACGACTTCGACATGGAAGAGTACCCGTTTAGAGGTGCTTTCTACGAGCAGAGTGTAGACACTAGTCTACCTCTGAACGAGCAGACGTCGGTGGACACACTGATACTCGAAACGAAGTGTGATATTCAACGAACGTCAAAACTCAACAATGCAGGCCTGCTGGCTGCGTCTTACACAGTCTATTGGCCGCTAGAAGTGAATCCGTTTAGTGTGGATTCAACAGACCGATTTATGCCGATACAGATTCGCCGTGGTATGATTTTCAAAGGCACGATGTACGGATATTCGGTTGAAGGCACCGTTGAGATTGTTCGACCCTCACAGCTTGGTGGCTGTTCTTGTGACGTCAAGGTAAATACTGAAACAGCATCTTCTGATACGGGCACTACCGATACCGACAACTCTACTGACACCGATACCGACAACACGGGGGGTGAAGATAATAGCGGCGGTAGCTCCAATTCAGGATGGTCGTTAGGCTAAACTCTTTTTGCTATGTTCGAGAAACTAAACGCGATGATTCGAGAGAGGATGGTGAAGCAACTATCCGAGCAGGGCAAGAAGCTAGCTAAGCAAGCGGCTGATACAACCGAGCCAAAGAAGCAAAGCGGCAACCTGCTTGATTCGTTTGGGTACGCCGTGTACTACGAAGGAGAACTGCAAGCAAAAGGATATGCGAGCGACGCTACCATTTCGAATGAAACGCACAGAGGATGGAAGAAGCATGGTATTCCGGAGAATACGGGCCGAGGTTGGCTTGATAGCTGGATTGAGAGTTATAAGCCGAAGGAACACGGATATGTTCTAGTTATTGTTGCTGCGGCATTCTATGGCAGAATCCTCGAAGGAGGTTATCAGCACGAAGGAGCTAAACAATATAGGGTGATTTCTCAAATATACTCTGACGTTGAACGTGTTGGCGACCAATACAAGAAAGCAATGAAGAACAACAAGCACGGAAGTGTCACCGTGACAACAGTATTCGGTAACAGCAAAAGTCAAAACTAAAAGAAATGAGAAGTACGGATATATCGAGCATTGAAACTTACCTCGTTGGGCAACTCACAAACGTGGTAAGTAAAAACGTCTATGCCTCGACGCTTCCGAGTACACTTCCACAAAATAACCCTGATATGGCTGTCGTGGACTGCGTAAACGCCATTACAGACTATCGTGGGTATCGTAAAGGAACCGTAAACGTCATCTTGTACTGCAAGCCTGACGGCGGTCGTAAGAATGTCAATGTGCTTGCACAGATGGAGAATGCCTTTGACAATCTTATGGAGCGTATAGAGGACGAGGACTACGTTGTAGAGGAAATCTACCGCAAGTCGGACTACGATTCCACAAGAGATTTACATTACATCGTTATCGCCATAAACTTAATTATAATTTAGCACTATGAGCAAAAAGAAAGTATTGTTCACCAAGGCAAAAGAGATTTTGCTGGGTGTCTATAACGAAGGAGAAGAGGACGAGGCCGTAGATAAGGTCGTTGCCCTTGACTACGTTATAGCCGACTCTCTGACGGTCAATCAGGATGACGCTGACGAGAACACTGTAGACTGCGAGACCTCGGACGACCCGATTCTCGACGACTACACTCCGGGCAACCGCAAGGTAGACCTGAACAACGCATCTCTCGACGAGGAGTTCCTTGTTGATGTCATGGGATGGATCAAGATTAAAGAAACCGGCGATGGCAAGTCTGGTACAGGCTTCGCTGCCCCGCAGGTACAGGACACTAAGTACATCGCTCTGCAGATTAAGTTCTCGGACGAGAAGTACATATTCCTGCCCAAGGTTTCTATCTCTCCGAAAACTACGTTCGAGAGCTTAAAGACCAATGTCGCTTACGGTACTCTTTCCGGTACGGCTATCGCCGAACAAATTCCTGGCTGGGCAACCGCAGACGGCAAGTCATTTAAGACGGCCATTGCCGACATCACGTCTCCCGTCCTTGTCAAGACCGAGGAAACGGCTAACACGGAAGGTTAAAACTTTCGTTAGCAACTCTAAGTGAAACAAAGGCGGTAGGCTATGTGCCGCCGCCTTTTTCTTTTCTTTGAAATATGGAAAATAAAGAAACGAAAGAATTGGATGCACAGATAAGATTAGCGGAGATACTTAGCGACATCAAGAAGCCGATAACGCTTGGAGGCAAGACCTTTGAGATACGAGCACTTCGAGCAGGCACGCAGCACCTCATCGTGTTGGAGGCCAGCAAGATTGCCAAAGAGGGAGAAACATTCTCGGACGTTATCAAGCTATTCGCACAGAGCACAGATTCCGTAATCAAGTGTCTGGCATACGCGATACTAAACGACAAGGACAAGATACATGGTAAGGACTTTCAGGATATGTGTGAGTTTATCCGATGGGAGACCAACCCGAATGAGTGGCCGGCTGTTCTTGTTGAAATCTTCGGCCTGCTCGACTACGAAACGGTTTTCAAACTTACCTCTCAGATAGATACACTCCGGTTGATGGTTCTGAAGAGGAGGACGACAAAAGCGTCACATTGAAATCCACAACCGAAATAGGGTACATCGCCGACTACCTTAAAGCGTTTCCGTTTATGAGTATGGACGATTACCTATGGAAGTATTCAACTCCGTATTTGCAGATTATGGGCAAGGATGCAACGACGACGTTGTATCTGTCAGATGCGGAAGCGGAGCATTACAAGTCATGGAAGGCCAGCAATCAGATAGGTGGGTACGATGACCCTGATGCCTTTATGAACGACCTTGGACTTCCTGTGTTCAACTAATAAAACATACGATGTAATATGGATGAGAACTATGGCATAGGCATATCGCTAAACATCGACGGAATACAGCCGCAGATACAAGGTGTTGAGAAGATGATTACCGATTTGCAAGAGTTCACAGACGCGAAGATGAAAATCGTGAACCAAACGATTACCAACGGAGCAACCGAAGGTATCGAGGCGTTTACGAAGAAGATGGAGGCGTTAAAGGCAGCGTTGGCAGGAGTAAAAGTAGACGAATCTCTCGTGAACGCTTTATTGAGTATTAGCAACATAGCAGGTGTAGATGGCGCAAATATTTCTGTGCTTGCTAACGCCATGAGCAGCCTTACGCAGTCTATGAGCAGTACGCAAAACAATACTACGAATACACAAAGTTCTATCACCCAAATGGGCAACGCAGCTACTCAAACATCTACCGACTTTTCAGCTCTTGCCCAAATGATAGCGCAGGTGACATTGAATGTAAATAACTCTACGGCTGCAATCAACAAGCTATCATCGAGCTTAGAGGCTATAAAGAACAGCATGAGTTCCGGTGCTTCTTTGGGTTCTATATCTTTTGATGGGAATAGCAAAGATTTGGCTGTGTACAAGCAGAAATGCGAGTTGTTACATAAAATCAACGAGGAACTTCTGCGTATATCAGCAGCAGAGCAGAGTATGGCATCAGATGGTCTATCTCTAACTAACGAGCAAAAAACTGCACAGCAACAGCTACAAACTCTTCAAACTAGCTTAATAACCGATATTACAGAATTAGAAAAAAAAGGCATTGATGAGATAACGGAGTACCGAAAGCAGCGCGAAGCAGAAGCGAATATGGCAATCCTCGCAAATGCAGCGGAGACCGAAAAAGCAAGATTGGCTAATGCTAAGGCACAACAGGCCGCTAAAGCAAAGGAATACGAAACGTCTTATCAAGGTGTATTAGAATCTATCCAAAAAATTGAGGATGGCAATGTGGCGAACACCTACGAAAATCGTGCGAAAGCCATCAAACAACTTCGTGAAGCATTGGCAAAACTCAACGCGCAGGATTCTGATTACGAGCGGAAGATGGGCGACCTCATCGAGAAGCTACGCAAGCTAACTGCACAGCAGAAAGCCTACGAGGAAGCCGTAAAAAGCAACACAAAAGACGATGCGCTTGCAGCTGTTAATAAGGCCAATCAAACTCGGAACCTTAAAGATATGACTGCGGCATATAAGATGCTAAAGAAGGCGATGGAGAACATGGACGTAAAGTCTACTGATTGGAAAAAGCTCAACTCCGAACTGAAAGTAGTCAAAGGGAACATTGACCGAGTAAAGCAGGCGATGGGAGAGGTGAAGGGGCGAACTAACGAACTGAAAAGTTCTATGCAAACGCTCACGAACTATATGCTCGCCGCCTTCTCTGTTCAGCAGATTACAGGCTATATAAAGAAGATGGTGAACGTCAGAGCGCAGTTTGAGCTGCAAAACACCGCCTTGCGTGCCATCCTTCAAAACAAGGATGAAGCCGACCGCATCTTTAGGCAGGTACAGGATATGGCCATGCAGTCTCCGTTTACGATTATGCAACTTACTACCTACACCAAACAGCTGGCTGCATACCGCATCGAAGCAGAGAAGTTGGTGGGTACAACCAAGATGCTTGCTGACGTATCAGCAGGTCTGGGTGTAGACATCCAGCGTCTTATCCTTGCCTATGGTCAGGTGAAGTCTGCCAACTACCTGCGAGCAACCGAAGTTCGTCAGTTTACCGAAGCAGGTTTGAACATCGCAGGCGAACTGTCCGAATACCTCTCCGAAGTCAATGGTAAGATGATTTCCGTTGCCGACGTGATGGATATGATTTCGAAGCGTATGGTGAAGTTTGAAGATGTGGAGGAAGTATTCAACCGCATTACATCCGCCGGCGGTATCTTCTATGATATGCAGAAGAAGCAGGCAGATACA